CACAGAGATCTTGTAACCCTTCATGTTGCCTGAACACGGATAGTCCATGCGTCTGCATCCTTCAGGCATTTTGGCTTTGATTAGTTGCTTGGCTGCGTCAGACACAAGCTCGGATGACTTGGCAACAGAGATATCTGCTGCATACATGTTGAGTTCAGCCTCACTGTTTTCTGTGAAGTCATCCATGTCACGCATATCCTTGATGACGTACATGTCGGAATGATCTGCCGGTGGCATTGCCATTGGGTATGCAAATGATGGCTCAGTTCCCTTTTGGTACATCTCCCAGAAGTTGACACAGTTATCGATGTACATGCTGGCCCAGGATCTATCCAGCTTCAGCATACGCCACTCCATGCGGCATCGAACACCAAACAGAGCGACTAGATAGCATCGATCAGAGTCAGAAACGAGCATATGATGCTGGCACTGAGGAGCGTAGAAATCAGCAAGCTCGTCCATGTCCTTGAAGCCAAAATGGGCTTTGATCTCCAGTGGAGCATTATCGCCAACAACACGCCCATCAAAGGTAGAATGCAAAGGGACGCCGTGACGAATGATAGTCTTGCCACCTCCACGAAAGTTGACTTGCCGATTCTCAGCTTCGGCCCACTTGTCGATGATGTATGGCTCCAGATACGATCCGGTATCCATAAGAAATTGTGTCTGCTTTGAGAACTTAGCACGTTCCTCTCCCGCTTTCTGGCGCATCAGAGTCATCCACTCTGCAATGTCACCACCGGCAATGATCTTGGCATCGGATGAGCCAATGTAGGTGGCACGTTCTTTCAGTTGAGCTTCAGTCAGCATGGGCAGTTCGCCTCCATTTGATCCATCTCTTCATTGTGGCACTCGCACTCGCCAGCTTTGACTTCCTCATAGCCACAATCACAATCGCAATCTACCTGATCGCCTGATGTGTTCTTGCCACCAGATGCATATGGATTGTCGAAGTCATCGAAGAAGAATGGGCGATAGTCGTGAGGATTGGTGCGGCTGTAGAAATATAGCTCTGCCTTGCCGACAGGCTTGATAGATTCCTTTAGAACCTCAAGGGGAGTCTTGAAGTCCACAGTCTCTCCCCCCTCGTCTGTGCCACAGAAAAGAGCGTTGTTTGCAAGAGGATGTGGATAGTTCTTGTGAATCCAAAAGAATCGGGCATTGAATAAACCCTCATCGTCTACATAAGCGCAGTCACCATTCTCATATAGGTTGACTACAGTAAACAGGCTGCAACCAATGGCAGGAGAGATGTCCTCCCATGTGTTGAACTCGAACTCATTGTACAGAAGATTGATGCTGTCATCAGCAGCGGTAAGCAGGAAGGCCTTCATCACGGTACTCCTTGTATGTCAATTCACATTACCATATAGTTGGCTTGTTATCGAGGGATAATGCTATGTGCGAACAGCAGTTTACCTCTGATTTAATTAAGCAATTTCAACGCCGTAGATACGATCTTGGCATAACTCAGGTCGCTCTGGATTCCATGCTTGGAGTTTCCCCTGGTGTCGTAGCCAAGTGGGAAATTGGGAACAGGAAGCCAACATTGTTCAATGCGTACTGTTGGGCTGAAGCCCTTGGTTGCGACATAAGATTAGAGGTGCGAGATGATGATCTGCGGGATTGACCCCGGCGTTACCGGAGGCATTGCGTTTTACAATGGGCTGGAGTTGTACGCCCATCGTGTTCCCACATCCAAACTAGCCAACAAGAAAATTTTGGATATGGAAGGTATTTGCAAACTGCTGGTGCAATACGAACCTGACATGGTTTTTATCGAACAGCAGCAAGCCATGCCGAGGCAGGGTGTAGCCAGCACCTTCAAGACTGGCTTTGGCTACGGAATCTACATCGGCATACTGCATGCACTTGGCTATAACTACACAGTCGTGATCCCACGCAAATGGAAGTCAGACCTGGGTGTGCCAAGAGATAAGGATCTGGCCCGGCAACGAGCAACTGATCTCATGCCAATGGGAGAGGGCAGCTGGTCTCGCAGGTGCGAAGACGGTGTTGCCGAGGCCTCGTTGATTGCCTATTGGGGCTTGTACTGCGGCCAGTCACCTAGCGGATTGAAGACAGGGTTCTTGTCCAAAAACTTTACCAAAGCCTCAATGCGAGCTTTCTTTGGTCCTGATGACGCCTTGCCGAAGCAATAGTCCTCAAGCATCTCAATCTGGTTGATCTTGTACTTGTTCAGCCATTTGGCATCTGGCTTGAACCATCCACGTTCACCTGACGCTCTGCTGAGAGAAGCAAAGTCTGGGATGATTTCCTTGATCGTGTCAGAGTAGAAATCATACTTGCCCAAACCCGTGAGGCAGCACGCAACAAATAACTTATCAAGTTCCAAATCTGGGAGATCAACGCAATACTTGAGCGGTGTAGTGCCGTCAGCATCGAAAGCATCTCTAGCAGCATCGATATGGTGCTGTATACACGCCTCATGAAGCGGATGTACATAATCATCTGGGTACTCCTCACTGGGGAACAGCGTCTGGTGATCTGCATAGATATGACCGACGCGGTTGGTGTGGTTGTAAGTATATCCGAGGGATCGATGACAAAGCAGAGCCTTCATGATCTTGACGTAGCCAAGCTCATTCTCGAAGATGCTGTTCTTCATGAAGTGTGCGTAGTAACCAGCAAGCAACGCTTCTTGAGGCTTTGACATGGTAAGAGGGGTGACTTCCTTATCCTCTTCTTCCTCCATTTCCTGAGCTTCCTGCTGCTCTTTAGTCTCACGCATTACCAGCTCTTGGATGGTGACAGCAAAGCGAGAGCTGTTGTACTGAATGCACAGGATCTTGTCAGCAATGCCGTATGTCTCATGGTCTTCATCATAGACAGCGGTGAAGCCACGGCACTCAGGGTCATCCCAATAGAATGAGTCACGCAGAAGAATAGCGTCTGCATATCCTGTTGCACGATACTCCTCAACCATGTTGAGCAATGCACCTTGTTGCAGAGCTTCAAACTCCTCAACATTGGTGATGTACTCTTCATCGCTGAAAAGATCTGACTCGATGTTCAGCTTGTCACGATTCTTGTCCACATCAAACAGAGCGTGCTTAGTTTCAATCTTCTTGAGAGTCATGAAGTGCTTGATTGAGGCAATGTGGTAGTTGACGTTTTCGTCCAGATACTTGTCCTGCGCTGCATGATCGCCAAGCGTCAGAGCCTCTGCTACGCCGATGTTGAAGTCATAAGCACGGAACATCTGCTTGGCTTTGTCAGACAGCTCAGCGAGGCCTACACGCTGTTTAACCCACCTGTCAGTCTGACCGAAGCGCTTGCCTACTGAGTCGTAGGTCTCACTGCCATCTGCCACAAGCGCCATGATGACATCGCACTCGTCAAGCGGGTGCATATTCTCACGCATCATGTTGGCATGAAGGCCGACCTCCTGATCTTCAGACTCAAGAACCACGCAGTTTACGAGCGTATTCTTGTCCTTATGAATAATCCTGAGAGCTTCGAGGCGGCGACCACCATCGATGACGTTGTATCCCTTGCCATTCTTGACGACGACAAGGTTGTGAAGTAGGCCCTTGGCCCTGATTGAGGCAACAAGCTGCCAGTGACCTTCTTTACTGGCCTTTACTTGCCTCACATTGTAGGGACTCTGCTTGAGTTCCTTCAGTGGTATCTGCTGTTGCATCGGTTCTTTCCTCCGTTTGCATAATTACAAAATAGTTTTTCCACTCTCCTGCCCTTGGCTTGAACCGGCACATGGGGAATGAGTACCGCTCTTCCTTAGGTTTGAAAGTGATTACTTGGTGAACGATAGTTTCGTAACCCATCTTTGGGCAGTAGTCCCAGAACTGAAGCGATACCATATCGTTCTCCACCTTCCATGTGATTCGGTGGCAGTCGATGTTGATTGATGAGCTGTACAACTCAGTCCTCCATGATTTTGTCTGTTAGATATTTCGAGGCGAAGGCGACACCAATCCATAACGGTGCGCCCAGCACGCTCACTAGCAGGGTCGGATTGATCCCCATACCGACGAGTAAGGTCAGGACAAGAAACGACAAGGCTAGGTGAACAGTGACGAACCAGCCAATCCAGCGGGTCTTGTCGTTCAGGAAATTGAGTCGTCGTAGTGTATTGAGCATGCGTTGTTCCTCCCGATGTAGAATTCTTTCTGGTCATCATCCATCTCCGATTCCAGCAAAAGGTCAGAGCCTCCGCATGTGGTGCAGAAGCCGCCGTTGTGATTATCGTAATGTTTGAGATCTTCGTAAGATAAGTGCCATGTCTCACAGTCACGGCAGATGTAAACGTCATTCATGGTTCCAGTATCCCTTCTCGAATCATGTCTGAGATTCTGTCCTCTACCCAAGGTTCCTTGAGGCGTAGGTACAGGCCGGTGTCGTGGATGTACTGCCAAGCGTCAACAAACTCCTGATCGGATCGAGGCGTCTCAATGCCCTTGGCAATCATGACCGCCACTCCGGGTGTCATATCACTTGTGAATGGTTTCATAAGGTCCTCCATGAAAGGGTGAGAGAGGCGGGGAGGAAATCCGCCCCTCTCCATTTCACATTAGAATGGGATGTCGGTGTCGTCTACCTTCCCACCAGCTGGGGCGTTACCACCCTCTGACTGGCTCCCACGGGAACCGAGGCGGAACGTCGAGCCAGCACCAGCCAGCTTGACCTTGAAGGAACGCTGAGTGTGGCCGTCCTTCTCGTACTCCTCGATGATGGGCTGACCCTGAACGAACACGGTGCTGCCCTTCTTGAGGTACGGCTCGATGACGTTGGTGACGAGGCCTTTGCCATTGCCACCATCCCACGCTTCGCAGCGATACCAGTGGGTCTTCTCGACCTTCTCACCGGCCTTGTTGGTGTAGTTCTCGTTGACCGCGACTGAGAAGTTGGCAACCTTTGTGCCGTTCACGTCACGGATCTCTGGGTCTGCACCAATGTTACCGGATACAGTGATCTGAGCGAAATTCATGTCGATTCTCCTTACGTTGGACATGATTGAAATGAGGCAGTTTAGACGAGTCATGCCCAGGACTCCCAACAGGCGAGGGACTGTTGACTCCCACAGACAGTGAGTTGCAGGGAACATTGTTTCCCACTGCCTGATCCAAATCATCTTGGCTTTACTTCTTGCCACCGGAAGCGAAGTCCAGAACGGACAGGCCTCTTGTAACCCACTGCTTTCTTTGACAAAAGTAATGTCAGAGAAATTAGGCACCCCCCTATCACTGCTGCCATCATTCCAGCGAAAGTGCCAGCAAACATGACGACAAGCAGCAATGTTGAAAGGATGTCGATAGGAACGTCAAGCCAAAGAACTTTTTTGAAGTCAAACTTGGCTAGAAGAAACAGTATAGCGAGACCGGCAAACACACCGGCAATAACAAAGAACAACATGTGATCCTCCTTATCAAACTCTATCTTGGCTTAACTTATTGTGATGCAGTCTGAGGCGAACTGAGGCGAAGGCCCTCTTTGCCCCGGCACGCACCCTGTTAGGGAGTTCGCACCAGGTCGTCGAGGGTCGTTAGGGAGCGACTAGCGTCCCTGACGGAAGGGGGGTTGGGGGATGGAAAATCCCCCAAACGGCGAAGCCGTCGAGACCGCACAAAAAAATGGAGAGGAGCCGAAGCCCCTCCCCACGCACTTTCTAAGTTACCTCGCTCTCAGCAAAGATCCCCAATCTTCGATCACGTTGACGCAGAACAAGCCTTATGATCTCCATGTGCTGACGTGTCAAACGTGCGTTCATCCTCGGAGTTTCGAGTATTTGCTCAAGCACAGAGGTTTTTTGTTTACGCACAAGCAAGTAGTATTCACGGAAATTGAATGCCAACATAGCTTCCTACTCCAACCGCATTGTGTCTGCACCATGATCCTGATCGATAGGTGCCTCGACCAACCCTGTCTCCCGTGCAAATGTCCAGAAGTCATCCTTGTTGGCTTGATACGTCTCCATGGTGAGCTGACCCTTTCTGGCTCGCATACGCTGAACCTTGGGCAGATCCTTGAGCCGAGTATAAGCGCCGAAGCTGATGCCGCTGACGTCGATGGCGTGCTGCCTGACAGGGCCACGAGCTACCTTGAAGGCCTCGTTGATTGTCCACCACTGGACACGAAGGCGCTCAAGCTGCTCGTCGTACTGCTCGATGGTGTTCTGCGTGATCTCGATGCCGACATCGTTGCGGATGGCCTTGGCACGCTCACGCTTGACCTGAACGGCACGGTTGGCAACATTGTCGAGCATCTTCTCGAACATACGGGGCAGCTGGTCGCCCAGCTTGGCCTGTATGATGACGTCGTTGCCGTCGTCGAACATGTCGATGACAGCCTTGAGACGGCTGCCAAGCTCACGGCACCACTGAGCGTGGTAGTCTTCGCTGGGCAGTAGATCCTTCTGCAAGGCCTTGGCGATGCGGTCAAGGTTCTCAGGTGTCAGGTCGTCATAACCCGGATGCGGATCATTGTTAGGATCGTAAGTAAGGGCTTCCATGTGATTCTCCTCTCAGTCAAACAGGTAGTTACGATAGCACTTAATCCAGAACATGCTCTCATTGGCTTCTGTCAGGATCCTGCACTGATCTTGTGTCAGCTTCTCTGCCCACCGATGCTCGATGAACTTCTTATCTGAATCAGCAGGGCAACCAAGGTTGTGCATGACATTCAGTGCATCCGTGATCTGTCGGATGTGCTTACGAAGCTCAGACTCCCAACTGCTCCACTCCCCACTATGACAAGTCATCTCCTCACCAAGGTTGATGAGCAGCTGCTCGTGGATACGAATGAGATCGGCAGGACTTACATTCCAGATGGTACGAATTTTAGCAATCATGTGATTCACCTCTACGTTAGCGGGGTGGGCAATCCTACCCACCCCATGTTGGCTTTGTGTCAGTCAAAGATGTTGATATCAGAGTCGCTCATCTGCTCTGCCAGATCAGCAGCACGTTGCAGATCGCCTGACTCTAGTGCCAGACGAACCTCGTCTGCTGCCCAGACATCAGGCAAATCTGTGAACGAATGATGTGCGATGACGGTATCAGCGATGACCTCGGACTCATCGACCGGACGGAACTTGTATGGTTGCATGGTCTTCTCCTTTACGTTTGACCAGTTCGCTACACACTCACAACGATTGGTAGCCTTGACACCCCCTGACGCCACCGGCTCGCAGCAGTCAAGTTGCTGGCAGCCCAGATGCAGTGCGTTCGCCCCCAAGGGCGGACGTGCGTCTCGGAGCAGAAGTTTTTGGATACGTCGATAGTTCGACCAGATGCGAGCGAATAGCTCGCCAATAATATGCGCTATCTACGAGGGTCCAAAAAGTTGTGCGGTGAAGCACAATGTTCAGGTGCAACTTTACTGATCGAGACGGAATGGTGTCATCATCTAATGATAGGCTAACAAATCGTTGTGTGTGTGTTTCAAGACAGAGAGTCGCCCTGTGGAGTTCGCTGATGTCCCCATCAGGACATCAGGGAAACACAGCG